GAGGACGGCGACATCATATACACCTACGATGTGTATGTTTTGGAAGGCATCCCGTACCACGCAAACCTCAAAACCAACATTAAAGCGAAAAAGGGCAGATGGCTCGAAATCGCAAAAGCCAAAGAGGACGAAGAACCCGAGTACACAGAGGTTCAACTTCTTCAACAGGAAATCACAGACCAAATGCTCGAGAACATCGAACAGGGTCAGCATATCACAGAACTCGAACTTTTAATTTTGATGGGAGGAACTGAAAATGTTTAAAACAATCAAAGCGAGATATAACAAAGGCTACATCCGTCTTGACCAGCTGAAAAGATACTGCGACCTTGGGGTAATCACCCCGGAGCAGTTCAAAGACATCTGTGGAAAGGACTACGAAGCCGAATAATAAGGAGGAAGCAAAATGCCAAAGTTAACTGAAAATTACAGTTTCAAAAAGCCACTCGGCACAGAGTCCGCCCTGATAAGCGTACTCAATGAAAACTTTGATGCCATTGATGAAGCACTCACCCCCTCCGTTGACGACACAGTCGCACCAGCTGCCAATGTTCCAAAAGGAAAACTGTCCGGCGTTTTAGGATGGATAGCGAACCGAATCAAAGCCATCACAGGCAAAAGCAAATGGTACGAAGCACCGTCAATCAATTTGGAAACAGTCGCACAGCACATCGGTAGCGGAACGCACCCGAACGCAACACAGTCGGTCGCAGGCTTTATGTCTGCGGCTGACAAGAAGAAACTGGACGGAGCGACCGCCAGCAACACCACGAACACGGTGATGCTTCGTGACTCAAGCGGTAGAGCGAAAGTCTCGAACCCGTCCTCTTCTTATGACATAGCCAACAAGACCTATGTTGACACGAACTGTGTAAGAAAGAACTACGCAGCCACAATGGGTGCAATACTCACGGCACAGAGCAATTCATCGTACACAACGAAACAGGTGCGTAATATTGTTTTTTGGACTTCCGGGGACACACCGCCCTCGACTTCCAACGGTGACATTGTTATTAAATTATTTTAAGGGGGGCGAGTTTAATGCAAGTTACACATTGGTATCCATACATCGGATACTGGGGCGAGAAATACAAATACGGTCAGGATTACGATGATAGTCGTGTATATCTCAGTGGTAACTATACATACCCCGTAACCCCCAATACACCCATTCCGAATGTTTCAAAGTTAAAATTTTATTTGTGGATTGGAACACAATACTACACTTCGCTTTTTAACAGACAATGGTACATATATGCGTACACCAACAGCGGATGGGAAATGATAAAATCCATCACAATGCCAACTTACGAGGACAGCGGCGACTCGACAGACGACCAGAGATACTCGGCATCAATTACTGTCGATATTGAACTGACAACAAAGAAAACCATAACCAAGATGGCAGCTGTGCCGTCAAGCCGAATGAGTAGCAGTACAACATGGTATGCGACATTTGACATCAAAGAAGCCGAAATCACAGAAAACATTCCTGATGCCGTTCTTTCGGACAGCGATTACTTCTGTGGAATTCAGGAAAAGAGATATAGCAGTCTTTATACATCGCCGAGAAAAATCGAAGCAAATGTCGACGGTGTTCTGAAAACAGCCACAGAAATAATGGTCAATATTAACGGCAGCCTTGTAGCCTTACCGAAGATGCAACAGTACAACTTCGTGGCAACCACGAACGAACAATCTGTCATAATCACTTTCAGTCCGAAAAGAACAGGAAAACATACAATTGATGCATACACACAGTATGCAGGAAGCACAAATCAGTCGTATGCTTATTTCAAAGTTTTTGATAGCGATATGAATGAGATAATGACATATTACACATCAAGTGTAACACTCGAACTCGAAGCAGGCAAGGAATACAAAATGATAGTGATGGACTATCCATATTACACCGACCTCGCACAGAGGGTAATAAAAGTCTACAGCACATAGGAGGGATGAAAAATGAACGCATTAACCGACTTACTGGAAATGGACATAGCCGCATGGATTGTCGGAGCATTCCTCATAATGGCTGGCATCAACAAAGGCATCGAGATACTTGGCAACTTCTCGAAGTCCATCGGTAAGCCGTTCAAATGGGTAAAGAAAAGAGATGCAGACCACGATGAACTCGAAAAAGCAAAGACCCGTATCGCAGACCTCGCAACACAGCACGAAACAGACACAACCGCTCTGCACCGGGAAATCAAAGAGAGCATTGATGACCTGAAAAAGCAAATGAAAGAGTACAGCGACAACAGAGTGAGCGACCGTAAGCAGTCCTTCGCAATCCAAAAGAAACTCACCGAAGCACAACACAAAATTTCGGAATCGATGGATAAGATATCCGAGAAGGTCGATACATTAAAAAAGGACACAGACGAAAGGTTCGAGCGAAGTGAAGCGAAGCAAGACCGCAAAGTCCAAGCGGAGATAAAAGAAACCATAGGTCAAATTTATCGAAGATGCCACGCTTCAGGACAAATCGAGCGCATAGACCTCGGAACACTCAAAGACTTAATCAAGACCTACGAGGAACACGGCGGAGAAAATTCTTTCGTTCACTCGCTCGTGGAAAAAGAGATGTACACATGGGAAGTCATAGAAAATTAAGGAGGGCGGAAGCAATGGCAAAGAAAACCGAGAAAAAGAAGTTCGAGTTCTCAAAAATAGTTCTCGCACTCGTGATTTTTTCATATTTCATCGGTCTCGGCTTCGGAATGGTCATTATTTGGAAAATTCTCGAAACCGGGAATGTCGCATACATAGCGACCGCCCTCTGCGGACTTTTCACTTACATCGCCACCCCGGTGGCAACCGCTATCGGTTTTTATAGTAACAAAGCCAAAGCGGAGAATGTAGAAAAAATCAAGGGCAGTGAAGCCTACGCAGGCAAAAAGATAGATAATAACTTCAAGCTGCCCTTAAACTGAAGGAGGAATAAAATATGTTACAGACAGCACACCTCGGCATATTTGCTACGGTTTTCGCAATTTTGGTAATCGTGGTAAATATCCTGACTCAAATCTTCAAGAGTTTTCTCGCAAAGAGCGAAATCCCGACAAGGGTGTTCGTTTTGGTAATCTCGGTCGTTTTGACCGTGGCGACCTTCCTCGCCGTTTGCCAAATTTACGCAATCCAAATCGTGTGGTATTTGGTAGCGGCAGCGGTCGTGATCGGTTTCGTAGTGGCATATTGTGCCATGTTCGGATATGACAATTTATACGGAGAACTGAAGGATTTGATAGAAAAACTATTCACAAAGGAATAAGGAGGACGGTCAAATGGAAAAACCGAAGCTGAACTTGAGATATTACAATCACGAAATCGATGACGACCTTCCCTATGTAGGCGGTTTGAACTTGGACGAGGAAACCGGGTACATTTATGATGAAGAAGGCGATGTTGTCGATTTGGATACCTTCAACAAGATGTGCGAAGGTGACGGAAAGGGGGATGACGAATAATGGGATACACGAACAGCCCCCTTGTGGACTATATCAAATTGAGTCCGAACCATTCAGGAAGGAGAAAGCACGAAATCGACACAATAACAATCCATTGTGTAGTCGGTCAATGTTCTGTTGAAACTCTTGGAAGCATTTTCGCCCCGGAGAGCAGGCAAGCCTCCTGTAATTACGGCATCGGCTACGATGGCAAGGTCGGAATGTATGTCGAGGAAAAGAACCGCTCGTGGTGTACCTCTTCCGCTTCCAATGACCACAGAGCCATCACAATCGAAGTCGCAAGCGACATGACAGAGCCATATGCAGTAAACGCCAAGGCGTATGCATCCCTTGTAAGGCTCGTGGCTGACATCTGCAAGAGGAACAACATCAGAGAACTCAAATGGAAGGGCGACAAGTCGCTCATCGGTCAGGTGGGCAAGCAGAACATGACAGTTCACAGATGGTTCGCAAACAAGTCCTGCCCCGGAAACCACCTTTATAGCTTGCACGGACAAATCGCAAGCGAGGTCAACGCAATTCTCAAAGGCACAAATGCGGTGCAGTTCCCGGACATCACAGGACACTACGCAGAGAGCCATATCAAGCGACTTGTTGACCTTGGAGTCATTGCAGGCTACGAGGACGGCACATTCAAGCCGGACAACAATGTAACCCGTGCGGAATTTGCGACAATGACCGCAAAGGCCCTCGAGAGCGGATGCGGGTACAACCTCAAAGGCTCGGGAGCGTTCCCGGACATTTCAGGTCACTGGGCAGAGCAGAACATTTATAAGCTGGTAGCCTGCGGCATCGTGAACGGCTTCGAGGACGGTACATTCAAACCCAATGAAGAAATCACGAGAGGACAGGCAGCCATCATCGGAGCAAATATGCTCTATTATTGTGGCATTCAGGCAAAGACCGCAGCTCCGTACCCTGACACCAACGGACACTATGCAGACAAGCACATTCAGACATTGCAGGCGTTCGGAGTGGTCAACGGATACGAGGACAACACCTTCAAGCCTGAAAACAAAATCACAAGAGGACAGGCGGCAATGATTGTCGCAAACTGCCTCACGGTGCTGGGCAAATGATACATATAAAAGTAATCGGAAACCACAGAGCCGTAAAAGCGGTCAAGTCCTTTCTGCAAACCTTCGGATTTGAAACCGAGGGACCGGCACACTTCACAATCGAGATAAAGGTGTCGAGGAAACCTCGGATACTCCACAATGACCAAGAGGAACTCGCAGGCTTTCTCTGTGCGTGGTTTCAGGACT